CAACCGTGTAGGTAATACCATCTCCCTGCCATGAGCTCAGGTCTATGTGATTGATCACGATCTTGCTGTCCAAGATGCTGTTGGCCTTGCAGAAACACACCGCGGCCATGATCTGGTCATAGGGTGGTTTTGGTAATTCAATGAATCTGTTTGTCGTGCTTTTTTTTAAAGTGTGGTAGAGTGGTTCGTCCCTCCACGTGGTTATGGTGTTCGCGAACACCTGTTCGAAGAGATTCTTCAGTCTCTCGAAGTAATCTGTCTGTTCCTTGAGGCTGGCAGTGTGTGGGGTCAGTGATACATTAAGTTTGTACTCGTTGGCGAACAGTTCACCGTCAACTATGATTATCGATTTGAATTTTGTCTTCCAGGAGAATGTGTTTGACATCAAAACTATTTACTAGTCGATGTTGACCAGGTCTCCTAGGTCTGGTTCGTTCCTCAATTTCTTGTTGTTCTTGTGCCATTCCTCGATACGCCTCTGTCTGATGGCGTCTTGGTATGTTCGTAATGCCTGCTGGAGATTGAAAAGTAATTCAGGATTACGTCCACGTCTCGCGATGGCCACTTTCCTGTTCAATTCTTTAATACGTTTGGAAATGTCCTCTTCGGACATGTTGCCTATCTCTTCTTGTAATGGATGGAAGTACATTGGCCTCCTTGGTTATTATGCGTACTGTTTGCCCAGTTGATGCATCAATACTGTTGTGCCACCATCTGGTGACATGAATTCAAAAAGGAATCTGCCCAGTCCTGTTGTGACCTGGTCAGATGTTCCGTCACTACCGTGTACGTTGTCCGCTTTGATCACAGCACTTGGGAAAGTCAATATACCTGTTGATGTTGGTGCGACTGTGATATCTAAGATGATTCTACCCAACGCTCCTGTTGGGAAGTTTGAAAATGCGAAAGTAGTGTCCGCGGTGATTGTGAGTGTTTGATAATGACCATTCCCGTGGTTGAGTGTCACAGATCCACTGGACACCGATCCGTGTGCGTAGATTGTTTCTGAATTATTCTTTAATTTTGCCCTTGTTACTTCGTTGTTAGAAAAGTCACTTGATGCATTGAGACTTGCTTTATTGTCCTGTAATGCAGTAATCTCGGTAGCGGCTGTCGTGAAATTTGTTTTAATTTCTGTGAAATTATCCCTGAATCCTTGTGAACTATTATCTTGTCCCGCATTAGGATATGTTCCGTCTATGTTTCCTGGTACTATGTTACTGGCCATTATTGTGTTCCTTTGTCTCTAAATTTAAGATATTTATCGTTGCTTCTTTCCACCTTTATTATTGTGCCTGCAGACGGTACTTGTTTGGTAAAAGTGATTGTGGTTTTATTAGTGGTGCTGTTGTAGGTCAGTGATATACCGTATTCATGGTCTGCCGATCTCAGTTCCGTGTCCGCTGTGGGGTTGAGATGACCCGCAAATCCTGATGCCGTCCACCCTTCTCCGGGAGACACGATCTCAGATCCTTCTTTTACCAGTATGTCCTCTTGGTGCACGATCTCGTCAACTTCAAATGACGTAGTAGAACCATCAGCGGTGAAAGTTTCTGTGGCAACTTTTGATTTACTGACAACATACCTGTCGATTGTAAATGCAATGTTCTTGAAATTTAGTGCTTTGTCCTCTATCCTTTTCTTGATTAAGGCCGATGTGCCTGGTTTGCAGTAGCAGATCGGTACCGCTGTCACGTAACCCAGTGGTGCTAGGTCGCCTGCCTGTGTTGTCTTCATCCATAATGGCAGGTAATCCCATTCCTTGTGTCCTAGACTCTTCATCCTGGATCGCATGTTTGCCACTGCGTTTGGATAGATCGTTTCGATGAAGCCTAGATCGGCACTGAGTTGGTTGGCGTATCTCACTTTTGAACCACTGGTACTGAATGAGAGACCACCATCCGTGGTTATTTCATAATCCACATAATCTGCTGTAGCATTCATGCTTGACGCCCTAGGTCCCAACAATGGTTTGGCTATATCATTCCTTAATTTTATGGATGATGACACCGCTGATCCTGATTTGTTCACGAGATTATCTTTTATCTCGATGTACACCACTTCATACTTTGTTGTGGTTCCTTCTTTGGCTATGGCAGTCTTTATATCGCCGAAATAGAGAGTCTTGGGTGCATGGTTTTGTTCCATTTGTTGCTGGAATGCAGTCAATGTTTGTGCTTCCAATCCCGCCATCATCAGCATGTCCGGTTTGACCTTCATACCAAAATTGCTGTCCTCTGGTCTGAATATGTAGTCTGGAGAATTTATCGATATGTCTTGTGATATATTATAGAATATGTTCTGATCTATGAATGATGTGGCGTGTCCAGACATATTGCCATATTCAATCTGGGTGTATGGTATGTCAATGTTTAAAGTGAATTCTTGAGATGTGGCCGCCGACTGGTATTGATCACTCACTGTGACTGTGAATGTGAATGCTCTAGTTGAGTCTGTGAAATCACTAGGATCTATAGTTCCTAAAAAATTTCCTTGCTCGGAAAGTGTGATGCCAGTGGGCAAAGATCCGGATGTTACCGAATATGTTAAAACTCTGTTCGTGTCTTCTGCAACTGCTTCAACTGAAAGAAGGCTTGGGATACCGGATGTCAAGGTTCCTATCACGGTTGGTGTTGTGAATGCTATTCCTATGTCCAACTCTCCTATGACTTTCATTGTGAACTGTTGATCTGTGAATACGTTAACACCTGTTGAGACCACTCTGTTGGCTCGTACTGTGAACGTGTAATCAGTCTCTACCGCTGACTGTCTGGCCAACTGTCCGTACAGTTCTCCAGAGTTGATGTCTATGGACACTCCTGCGGGCAATGAACCGGACTGTATGGAGTACTCTAGATCACCCTGTAGCGGATCAAAATCCTCCACATCTATTTTGACCACTATGGCGTTGTCATGCCTGAAAGTGCCTAGGTCGGATCCGGTCCTGAACACCGGTCTCCTGTTGGCACTTAGGTCCATTGTTAGAGGTGAATTGTTTATTTCTGTGGCATCTATAGTAATTTGAGTGTTTGACACTCTCCAGTAATCTGCTGAATATACAAATATGGAATTGTTCTGTTCGATGTAACTAGTACCGTCCGATACTCGCACTATGAAATCGAAATTTTTACTAATACTTTTTGTGGTGACTGTTTTATCAAATACCACATCGTCATAGTCTTCTAGGTCGGCGTCAAAACCACCTCGCTCTCCGAATCTTTGGTCATCCGTGAGTTCGACTATGCCTGATATCAGACCTGACTTGCTCATGGTCACTCCTGGTGGCAATGAGCCTTGAACGATTTCGTAAACAAGAGACTGTCCTGCTTCAGTGTCTGTATCAGTGGCCTGCATCTGCAATGACACACTGGATCCGTCTATGACCCAGTACAGTCCAACACTGGTCGAATCGTCCAGTTGTAGTTGTCCTGCCGCTGTTGTAAATGTAGGTGTGTCCGCACCCTGCACGTCCAATGAAAAAGTCCTGTCTGTGATAGCGGTACCGGCCGTGGCTCGCACGACGAAGGTGTAAAGAGTTCTTTTGGCAACCTCAGCCGGAGTACCTGTCAAGAGCCCGTCTGTGGTGACCTGCATTCCTGCGGGTAGGCTCCCTGCTATCATGGAGTAAGTGATGGCCGTTGAATCGCTGGTGTTGGCCTCCAATTGGAGACTATAAGCGACTTGCTCGTCTATGGTTGCAATTTTACCTGCAGTGGTAGACCACACTGGTGTTGCCATTAATCTTACTCCTTACAAGGGTATTTATTGGCGATTACCGGCTATTATTCTGTGTACGAATCCAGTGTTCCAGGTGCTGTCGCAGTTCCTCACGTGTGATCTTGTCCTGTTCACGTCGTATGGCCTCCTCCAAGCGTTTGATCTCGGAATGAGCTGTTTTATGCCTACCACGGCCGTTGCTGTGCTTTCTCATTTACTCTTTCAAAAGACTATGTTTTTTTATTACTACGCTTGATCGTAGAACGGTATTACCCTCAGTGTTCCACCAATCTTTATCTTGATGTAACCTGTTGGTGTAGCCGGCAGTGCATCGCCACCCCCCGCTGATCCCACAGTTGTCTGGGTGTCGGTCCTGATGTCCAGATACCCTGTTCCGTCTGTGTCTAACTGTAAATCAGCGTTTGACACGTGTGTGGTTATCTTGTTGTCAGTGATAGAAACTTGGTCAACCACAACAGAACCTGAACCGTTGGTTTCAAGCACAATGTCCTGGCCTGTGACTTCTGCTGATATCTTGGCATTCGCTCCCATGAAAAGTGTGTTAGCGACCGCAATTTTCTCTGCCGAAAGTTCATTGGGCACGGCAACAAAGTTCCCGTTGAGTGTGACTGTTCCATTTCCGTCTGGAGTTATGGTCACACCGCCATTTGTGTTGGTGGCAGTGATTGTGTTACCATTTATATTCAGGTTGTCAACGTTTACTTCACCGGTCGTGGTCTGTGTCCCTGTGTGTGTGATGTTGCTGTTGATCACAACGGCACCAGTGCCTGATGGATCGATGTTTACATCGCCATTTGTGTCAGTGGTGATTTTTCCTGATGCATCTATGTTAAGGTCTCCGATGTTGAAAGTTCCTGTGGTCAAAGAACCGGAAATTGTGGTGTCACCTGTTGTGATGATGTTGGCTGTACTGAGTGTACCCACCACTGTGGCGTTTGGTATGATTCTGATCTGTCCTGTTCCTGAAGCGTCCAGTTCTAGATTAGCGTTCGAGGCGTTGGTTGTGATTGTGTTGTCAGCCATTGAAATGCTGTCAACGGTCACCGTGCCAGTCATTGTGGCCGCGTTAACAGTTGGGTTGGTCAACACCTTATTTGTCAAAGTTTGAGATCCTGTTAGTGTAGCAACGGTTCCGTCAATGGCCGTTGTTACTGTGTTTCCTGTCGCACTTGTGTTTATACCAGTGCCACCGGAGAACTGCATCACTTCTGAATCGAGATCGATTGAATTTGTAGTCGAATCGTCTGCTGTGAAATCTAGATCCGCGGCTGTCACTTGTGCATCAACATATGCCTTGATCGACTGTTGTGTTGCCAAAGCAGTTGCTGAATCTGATCCCATGGCATCTTCGTCTAGTATACCTGTTACAGTTGCACCCGACGCCAGTGCCAATGAGGTGCTTAAAGTTGTGGCACCTGTGATCGTTGTCGCACCCGCCACATTCAACGTTCCTGTTGTCTGTATGTTCTCTGCTATTGTGATCTGTGTTGAATCGTCAGAACTCATTGTTGTACCAACGAATTTCATTGCACCCAGTTTGATGCTTCCTGTGCCGTTTGGTGTGACTGTGATGTCGCCGTTAGTGACACCTGTTGTTATCGCGAAAGTGTTTACGTCTAGGTTTGCATCAAGTGTGTTGATGTCGTTGTCAGAACCGTAAAGTTCCACGAAATTGTCGTTGATCTTGTCAAATGCTGTTCTTAGCGGATCACCCGTGCCGTCGTTTGCACTTGATCCTATGTTGATGTTCTGTCTAGCCATACTTTATATTAATCCTTTTTGTTATGGGTATTTATCGTAAATTCTATAAACCTAATGTAATTATTATAGGTCTATTATGACTCTCTGGAATTTGAACACGGTGCTGTCGTTGGTGATGTTGGTAGCCAACAGTCTCACGTTCCCGTCATCAATATCCGCTGTGAACGTGCATAATGGATCCGTGTAAGAACCGGTGTTTCCAAACACGGTAACGTAGGCCTCCGTGGTGCTGTCAGCACTTGGACCGTGTACCAGTGTGGCCTCCACCATCTCGAACCTGCTGTTGGTGGCGTCTGATATTGAGATGTAGTACTTGGCACTCCTGTAGGAAGCACTGGACCAACTGTCTATGACGGTGGTGGTAGACGTGGCCACAGTTGCACTGTTGTCACCGATCTCTGAGTGGTTCAGTGTTGATGCACTCGCAATGGTCACGAATCCTATGTTGCCCGAACCGTCCGTCTTCAGCACTTGGTCCGCTGAACCGTCTGACGTTGGGAAACTGAAACCGCTGATGGACACCGTTCCCGTGCCATTGCCTGAAAGTTCCAGGTCGGCGTTGGATGCATTTGACGAGATCGTGTTGTCTGTTATGGTCACACCATCGATGGTCATTCCGCTGGTTGTTGCCAATGTTGTGAATGTTGCCGCCACCGGTGTGGTCGCACCGATCACGGTGTTGTCGATCGCACCACTGTTGATGTCCGCCTTGGCCATCACCACGGATCCTGTTCCGCTCGCTGATAGCACCAGGTCTGAGTTGGATTGTGTGGTCGTGATATTGTTGTCCGTGATGTTTACATTAGAATCTATGGTCAGGTTGCTGATGTTCACGGTGCCGGTACCGCCCGGTGTGAGGTTCAGGTCAGCGTTTGAGCTTGTTGCTATAATATTGTCGTTGAACGTGATGTTGTCTATAGTCGTAGTGCCCACCAGGCTCGTTGTTCCTGTGACGTTCAACGTAGATAGTGTTGTCAATGCTGATGGCACTGCAAGTGTTGAACTAAGGTTTGTTGCCCCTGAAAGTGTTGCCGCCCCAGAAACGTTCATTGTTCCATCTACGATCAATCCATCGTTGATGTTGATAGCAGTAGAGTCATCTGAACTCAATGTGGTGCCTCTGAATTTCACTGCACCAAACACCACAGAACCAGTGCCATTAGGCAGTAAATTTATGTTTTCATTTGATCTAGTGCCTTCGATGTTGTTGTCATTTATCCTTATGGCCGGGAAGGATATGCCACCAGTGCCTGCAGGTGAGAATACCAGGTCCTCGTTTGATCTTGTAGCCGATATCTCATTGCCACTGAAACTTAGATCCCCGCCTGTGAGTGGTGACAGGTAAAGTTCCGTGAACATGTCGTTCACTTTCTGCATGGCGGCTCTCAGAGTATCACCCGTGCCGTCGTTTGCGTTTGAACCTACATTTAAAGTCTGTTGTGCCATGTTATACTTTTATCACTCTTTTTACGAATTTTATTACTTGGTTGTTAGTGTTATTTACTGTTCCTAGCAACCTAACGTTGCCGCCCGATATGTCCGCACTCAACACTATTGATTCATATGCCGTTGATCCATCTCCCTGACCATTTCCTACACGTGCAAAAGAACTGATATAGGCGTTGGTCCCGTCGTGTGTGACGTTGGCCTCTACCAATGCGTACCTGTCCGCCGTGCTGTCCGACATCTGTATCAAATATTTCACGCTCCTGTGGGTTGACGCACTGAATGAATCTATGGTCTGTGTCGAGGAGTCACCTGTTATGGTGACCGTGCCGTCCGCTACGTCTGATTCCACGTACAGAATTGCGAAGGTGGTCAAGGAGAGGTTCTTGGATGCATCCGTCTTTATGAATTGTCCCGCCGCATATGAGTTTGGCCAACTGAAACCATTTATTGAAACGTTGCCCGATCCACTGGCACTGATCTCGAGGTCAGCGTTGGTGGTGTTGACAGTGATCTGGTTGTCCTTGATGTTGAGCTGGCCAGCGTTGATCTGCGTGTTTGTGAAGGACACCGTTGTGAAGGTTCCAGCGGCCGGTGTGGCGGCGCCTATTACCGTGTTGTCTATGGTGCCTGAATCTAGATCGATGTTTGAAATCTGTGTGGAGCCCGTGCCATTGCCTGACAGAGTCAGGTCGTCATTGGACCTGGTAACCTTGATCACATTGTCCGTGAGGTTGATGCTGGAGTCTATGGTCAGATTGCTGACATTGACCACTCCCGTGCCACCTGGTGTAAGATTCAGATCCGCGTTTGAACTGGTTCCTATTATGTTGTCATTGAACGTGAGGTTGTCCACAGTAGTTGTTCCCACGAATGAAGAAGCACCAGAAACTGTCATGGTAGACAGTGTGGTCAGTCCAGCCACATCTAAAGTGGATCCGATTTGAACCGTTTCAGCGAATGTTGTTGCTCCTGCACTAAAGGTGCCATCCACGGTTAGGTTCTCGTTGATGTTCACTATGGATGAGTCAATTGCAGTGATCGTAGTTTCTGATATTCCTATTCCGTCAACGACCAAAGATCCCGATCCGTTGGCCCTCAATATTAGGTCCTCGTTGGATCTGGTACCCTCGATGTTGTTGTCGTTGATCCTTATCGCAGGGAAAAGCACAGCACCAGTACCGGATGGTTTGAGCACGATGTCCGCGTTGGATGCCGTACTGCTGATCTCGTTTTCAAAAAATCCCAGCGTGGTTGCCGCCAACGGATCTGCGTACAACTCCGTGAAGTTGTTGTTGATCTTGATGCCCGCACCCCGGATGGTATCACCCGTGCCATCATCTGCTATTGCACCGATGTTGATTACTTCCTGGGTCATGTTAGATACTCGCTAGTGTGATCTTTTTCCATATCACTGTTGAACCATCATAGTTCGCAGTGCATACATATAAATTTGTT